CGATTGGATGGAAATCTGGAATGAACTTACTTTACCAAAAGGAAAGAAACAAGGATATGATGATATGATTAAAGCAACAGCTTCTACAGCTGCATATGTTCCTCTTGAATTCTGGTTCTGCCGTAATATTGGTTTAGCATTACCGTTAATTGCTTTACAATATCACGAAGTTAAAATCAATATTGAATTTAGTGATACTCCTTTCTCTGATGCCACCTTATGGGCTGATTACATCTTCTTAGATACTGATGAACGTCGTCGTTTTGCTCAATTATCTCACGAATACCTTATTGAACAAGTGCAATTCACAGGTGGTGAAACTATAGCTTCTAGTAAATTATCTGCTAAATTATCTTTCAACCATCCTGTTAAAGAACTTATATGGAAAGGTGATACTGGTAGTTGTGGAAAAGCCAAACTTATGCTTAACGGTAATGATCGTTTTGCACAACGTGATGAAGCTTATTTTACTCTGGTTCAACCCTATCAACATCATACCAATATACCAAATGCTACAAAACATATCCACGTATATTCTTTTGCATTAAAACCGGAAGAACATCAACCATCTGGAACTCTTAATATGTCTCGCATTGATACTGCTCAACTTCAATTAACAGATGCAACTGATGGAACGGTCAAAATCTATGCTCATTCCTATAACGTTCTCCGTATTCTCAGTGGTATGGGTGGTCTTGCGTATTCTAACTAAATCAACATTCAAATTATTTTTATATAAAATATTAGTAAAAATAAATCTAATATATAAAAAATTATTTTCTTAGCTTATATTAAAAATGGGTGGAGGTCTACTTCAACTTGTAGCTTATGGTGCCCAAGATGTCTATCTTACAGGCAACCCTCAGATCACTTTCTTCAAAGTAGTTTATCGTCGTCATACTAACTTCTCTATTGAGTCTATACAACAAACTTTTAACGGAACCCCTGGTATTGGAAAACGTGTAACTTGCCAAATCTCACGTAATGGTGATTTAGTTCATAAATTATATGTAGTTTTTACAAATCCATCAGATGATCATTTAACAGATGGTCGTGACTGTATTGCCAAAGTAGAAGTTGAAATTGGAGGTCAATTAATAGATCGCCAATACGGAGATTGGATGAAAATCTGGAACGAACTTACTTTACCTGCAGGAAAAGAAGATGGTTATAATGAAATGATAAAAGCAACTTCTAATATTGACCCCATTCCGAATACCAAAGCATATGTTCCTCTTGAATTCTGGTTCTGCCGTAATATTGGTTTAGCATTACCGCTAATTGCTTTACAATATCACGAAGTTAAAATCAATATTGAATTTAGTTCTACAGGTTTCTCTGATGCCACCTTATGGGCTGATTACATCTTCTTAGATACTGACGAACGTCGTCGTTTTGCTCAATTATCTCACGAATACCTTATTGAACAAGTGCAATTCACAGGTGGAGAATCAATAAATAGCTCTAATCTTTCTGCTAAATTATCTTTCAATCATCCGGTTAAAGAATTAATATGGCAAGAAACGACTAAAAAAGTATTAGGAAAAACTAAACTCATGCTTAACGGTAATGATCGTTTTGCGGAACGTGATACAAAGTATTTTACTCACGTTCAACCTTATCAACATCATACCAATATCCCAGACAGTGGTTGCAATATCAATGTATATTCTTTTGCATTAAAACCAGAAGAACATCAACCATCCGGAACATTAAATATGTCTCGTATTGATACTGCTCAACTTAAGATATCTGATATTTCAGAAGCAACAGGTGAAGTCAAAATCTATGCTCATTCCTACAACGTCCTCCGTATCCTCAGTGGTATGGGTGGTCTTGCGTATTCTAACTAAATATATAATAACTTATTTCTTTTTATTTATCATATTAGGATATCCTAATGCGGTATTAACCCCTAAAAATAATGAAATAATTGAACTAGTTAAAGCACATTGAAAGTAATAATTATTAAAATTCATAAGTTTAGATGATAATTTATTTAATTTATTAACAAAATAGGAATGATTACCTGTTATAACTGAATAACAAATAAAAATAGAAGATAATAATAAAGTATTTTCAATACCATTGATAAATATTTGTTCAATATTAGATTGTTTAGTAATAAGCATATCTTCATTATAATACCATTGTTTATCAGGTATTATAAAACACATATTAGGTTTTTTAAAATTATGATTAAATAGCATTTTAATTTTATAATATTTTAATTTTTAAATATAGTAAAATATCATAATCATAAATGAATATATTATAAATAAATATATATTTTTAAATAAATGGGTGGTGGTTTATTACAACTAGTAGCTTATGGTGCTCAAGATGTTTATCTTACTGGAAATCCTCAAATAACTTTTTTTAAAACAGTTTATCGTCGTCATACTAATTTTTCATTAGAATCAATACAACAAACATTTAATGGTAATGCAGAATTAGGGAATCGTATTACTTGTCAGATATCTCGTAATGGTGATTTAATTCATAAATTATATTTACAAGTGTTAGTAAAAGTAGATTCAAATCCAATATATCTTCAACCATTTTATGGATATAAAATGATAAAACACGTAGAATTAGAAATAGGAGGACAACGTATTGATAAACAATATGGTGAATGGATGTATATATGGAATGAACTTACAATAGATGAAGGAAAAAAGGAAGGATATTATTCAATGGTTGGTGGTAATAAAGAAAATAGATCAATTAAATTAGAAAATAAAACAGAAGAATTATATATACCTCTTGAATTTTGGTTTTGTCGTAATGTAGGTTTAGCATTACCTTTAATAGCTTTACAATATCACGAAGTAAAAGTTAATATTGAATTTAATTCAATGTCTGATATTAGAGCAACAAATACAGATGATATAATATATGGAACTACAACTACAATAGAAAATAATGTAAATAATTTTGAATCATTTGGTGCAACTTTGTGGGTTGATTATATTTTCTTAGATACAGATGAACGTAAAAGATTTGCACAATTATCACACGAATATCTTATAGAACAATTGCAATTTACGGGAGAAGAAAGTATAACATCAGGAACAATAAAATCATCACGTTTAAATTTCAATCATCCTTGTAAAGAACTTGTATGGTTTATAAGACCAGAAGGAAATAATGGTTCTAATATCAATTGGAATAATTTTACAAATGCAACAAATAATAATGAAAATAAAGAGAATTTAATTTCAACGGCTAAACTGCAATTAAACGGAAATGATCGTTTTGCAGAAAGAACAGGTGAATATTTTTCATTGGTACAACCATATCAACATCATACAAATATACCGAATAATAAAGGTATTAATTTATATTCATTTGCATTAAAACCGGAAGAACATCAACCATCAGGAACATTAAATATGTCTCGTATTGATACAGCCCAGTTGCAAATAAATAGTAAAGAATCAGGATTATTGTATATATATGCAGTAAATTTTAATGTGCTTCGTATATTAAGTGGTATGGGTGGATTAGCATATTCTAATTAAAAAAAAATAATTTAAAAAATTAAATAGCAAGATTGAATTCTTGTTCAGTCCCTTGACATTGTGCTTCAACAACATCAACCCTATAACATTCACCATCAAAATCTGAATAAAGATTTTTAGAGAATGGTGTAGGTGTTTTAACTATTTTTTCTTTCGTATTGTTAGTAATAACAATATAAATGACACCAACGATAAATGATAAAATAAAAGGAATAAATTGAAATTCAAATTTAGAATTAATTTTCATCTGATTCATTAGTTTCACTTGTTGCTTTTAGTTCTTTTAACTCAAAATAATTTTGGTAAGTATAAATATCGAATTCAGGTTTTTTAATTGGATAAAATGTTTTAAATAAATTAACTTTTTCAATATAATCATTTGTATTTAAGTATTTAGTTAAATAATCATCATATTGAGTATCATAATCTAGTCTTTTGGATGATATATTTGTAATATATGAATCACGTAAATTGAGAAGAGTATTTAATTCTTCTTGTTTATTGTTATTAAATGTAACACAGTGTTTTTTAAATTCAATAGGTGTAGATGTGAATAGTTTATACATTTTTATTATTTGTATTTATAATTTTCTCATAAGAACTTTTAAATTGATTATCAATTGATTCAGCTCCATTCATTTTTCCTTCATATGTGTGTAAAGGTACATATTTAGTAATAGTCTTTTGTTTTTTAACGGAACTAATCTTATTTTCATAATAGCCTTGAACTATAACTAAGATTCCAATAAAAACTAATAATAAGATAACATTTTTCATATTTTCTTATTTTCTTATTATAAAATATTATTTAATCAACATTAGTCATATCAATTGTTTCAACTTCATTGAAAGGATCTTTGGATTTAATAGGTTCAATAATTTCTTCTTCTTCATCAGTAATTTC